ATATAAGAAGCAATAGAACCTGCTCCTGTCCCTGCTCCCGTTCCTGTTAAACCTTGAGCCGCGCCTAAAAAATTAGATACTCCACCTAGCGTGGTCCCTGCTCCGGTAAGCTCGGTACCTGCTGTACCTAATGTAGTTCCTGCTCCAGTTAACTCTGTGCCTGCTGTTCCTAATCCTGTTCCTGCTGCTGAGATATAACTAGGTACTTGTCCTAGTCGTAAGTCTGCAGTTGAGATAGCAGAAGGTACTCCTGCTAATGTAGTTTGTGCATCGGTTGCTGCTTGTTGTGCTGCTGTTACAAAAGGTTGATAAGAACCTACACCACTAGAAGCAAGAGAAGCTGCTTGTGTTTGTAAAGGATCCTGTGCTGCAATAGTGGGTGCAAATTGAGAAGTATCAACAGCAGTTCCTGCAGTTCTTGTTAATTGATCTGCATAGGTTTTACCTAATGCTTCAATAAACTCTGCTGGTAAAGTACGTGTTTGTGTAATTTCAGCCATTATACGTTAACTCCTCTTCCCATTTTTTCTGCTTGTTTCATTTGATCATATAATCTTTGAGCACCTTTTTGGACACTTCCATTACCCATACCTCTGACTGCATCTGCTGTCATAACAAATTCATTTTTAGAAAGTCTAGCAGGAACATCATCTGCTTTTTCTTTTTTACCAATAGGAACAAATCCACCGTTTGCTCGGTAATCTAATTCCATAGGTACTCCACCCATTTTTAATCCCATTAAACCACCGTCTGCTTTGTTTTCAGTAAAGATAGAAATCATTTCTTTTGTTTTCTTTTTATTTCTATTTTTATTTTCTTCCATTGCTTGTCTGTTAAATAATTCCATTGCTTGTTCTTTTGTAATTGGATTACCTTCTTCATCAGAATACATGACACCAGCAGGACCTTCATCGTCTTCACCTGTTATAGAAAGAATTCCTTCTGTTTGTTTTTTTAATTTAATACTTGGAGTCTTACCTATTTTTTTCATTAAATCTTCTTTAATTCTATTATATGTTTCTGGTTCAAAAGAATCTTTTCCTGCTATTACTTGTTGTAATAAATTCATACGTCTTTCTTTTTCCATTTGCTTTTGCATAAGTTCTCTTTCCATTCTCATTTCAGCTGGCATTTCCATAGGAACGATCATTGGGTTTTCAGTACCCTCTTGAAAGTTTTTTCTACCACCACCAAAATACATAGCGCTTAAAGCTTTAGATCTATAATCTTTTTCTTCGTCATCTTGAATCATAGGTTTTGGAGTTCCTAATTTGTAACCAACTCTGCCGCCTGCTTTATATTCTGTTGTATTTGCTTTTACAAAAGCATCTACTTGATCTGGTGATGCGTCTGGATTTGCTTGTGTGTAATATCTTCTTAAGTATGGATCTACTTTAGCTTTTCTTGCTGCATAGTCCGTATCTGATTCATCCTCTTCTTGCGGTGCCATTAAAGCTCCTAACCCTGCACCAAGAGCACCTATTCCGAATATAGAACCAAGGCCACCACTACCTTTACCAAAAGGATTAAGTTTACTTAAAAGACCACCTGTTCTACTTGGTGCTGCTGGGTTTCCAGGGGAACCTAATAAAAAATTAGCTGCTTTTGTTTTTCCTAATGATAAAGCATTACCTATTCCACCAAATCCAAACATACCTGGTGCACCACCTGATGCAGGAAGCATGAAAGATGATCTTCCAAATAAACCACCCATACTAGTTCCTGGTATACCAAAAGCAACCGCTCCTAATAAAGCAGCTTTACCTACATCACTCTTTACAATTTTTTTAATGGGTTTTGTTATTTTTCTAACGAATGAACCTAGACCGTAACCTTGTCTCATATCAGGATACATCATCCCTCCACCCATCATTAATTGTCTTCTTAATAATTCTTTATTCATGTCCATAGTTTTTAGTAAAATCTGTTGTTAAAAAGGCAGGAATTACACCTGAAGTACATACTTACTAGGTTTTAGAAGATAAATCAAGATTATGTTGTAACATCTCTTGGTTTAATTTCTATAGCAGATAACACTACATGTAGTCTATTTGCTGTTGCAGCGGTCACTTTAATAACCTCTGATTCTTTTACTACTAAAGGATTGGTTAACAACTCTATTGTAGCATTGGCCGATACTGCCTTTACTTTAAATAAACTAAATACAGCACTTGCGGTATCTGTAATCGTTACCGTAATGGTGTCCGCGTTCCCTGAGTCTTCCGACACTAAAATAGATCGTACCACTGCGGTTACTGCAGAAGGGACCGTGTAAATAGTAGTTGCACTCGCGGTCGTTAAATCTGCTTTTTTGTTTACAAATGTATTAGCCATTAGTTAATAAAGAAGTTAAATGCTTCTACCTCATCTTTTAAATCTTGTTGAAACGTAGTATTTAATTTTTGCACAATACCATCTATATCACGAACTAAAGATTGTGCATTCGCTACTTCATAATTCTGATCTGGTTGTGTTAATGATTGTACTATCTTTGCCATTATCTGTCTGCCAGTCTATCCATATGAGAATAAATACGACCTATCACCTTGTCCAAAGACATCATCTCACTTTTAAGCATAGCTACAATTGTTGAAAGTTCTATCAGTGTGACCAAAGTCCATGTAGCCAATCCCATTAATATAGTTCCCAATAATCCAATTAGAATCGTGTTAGTTTTCCTGCTCATTATCTTCTACCATCCGGGAAGTAATCAATTCTAAAAGTTCCTAGCTTCCAAAATTGACTGGTTGAATCGGTGGATACTTTTAACGATATAAATCTTGCTCTTGCACGTGTATCTATTTTATCCGTAGAAGTGTTTACGGTAAACGGACCTAGAGAAGAACTAGCTGCTGTATCGTTAGGAAAATCTTTTAAATCTAATTGTACGGTTGCATCTCCTGTTTGAGATATAAAGTCTGGATAGACACGACCGACTCTCATCATAAACTCACCATCTCCTGCAAGTCCTTGTTGTCCAATATCAAAATCTCCTGACTTAATATTAGATGCAATCGCAGTAGATGTTCCAGCTAATACTTGATCTAAACCTGTTTCGTGTTGATAGTAAATAGAAGAACCTTCTGTGTTTCCTTGAACATAGGTAGTAGAAGTAGAACCTACATTATTGTCTGCATCATAATCGGTTGCATGAGGTTTTCCAAAGATAGCAGAATCTTCCCAAGCAGTTCGATCTAAAGTTCCAATAGCCCAGATAGGTCTCTCTGCAGTAGAATCTAAATAATTATAAGACACCATTCTATTTACTACATTCGATCCTTCGTTAGGATAAAACCACATAACCTCACCAAACAAATTATTTAAACCTGCATTGATGTGTTGTTTCGGTATGGTATTGATATCATCATATACATGATCTTCTACTAAACAAGGAAGTGAATCTAGTTTACCACCATATCTAAAGAAACCATTTTCAGACATCCAGTAAGCAACTCCATCTACCTCAACGGCAGCATTCTGTCCAATCAAGCCACAGTTAGTTCCTACTTGTTGAAAAGAGAAAGTAAAAGGTGGTCCAACAAATCGCATAACAAATAATGCAGTATCAGTCCAAACATAAATTGCATCACGACCTCTAATCGCTCCCATAATCTTAGAACCATCTGCAAGCCTTTGTGTTCCTGCGGTGTTGGTTGCAGAAGGAGTGTATGCATCTGTACCGTTAATATTCTCTTGATCCGAGAAACGTATAAACATAGGATCTTGAGTCGTCTTGGTTCCGATCGTAGTCTCTGTTCCAAAAAAGATTAAGTGTCGATCTGGTGTAGATACTAAACTAAACTCAGATGCAGTCGGTGCATTAGCAACAATGGTTGCTCTCGTAGAGTTAGCAGCAGTTGCAGTAGAGTCCCAAGAAAAAGTTTCTCCTTTACTAATAGTTGCAATTAATAAATTACCAAAGTTATCTAACGACCATAAACCAGGAGCAGTTACAATGTCACCAGAAGGTGCACTGTTCCAAGCGGAAAAAGAAGCTGCGTTAGTAACGGTAGCTCCAGAACTATGAGAAGCAGCAGTCGTTCCTTGTGCTCCTCTCGTTAATCCAGATAACGTTCCTCCACTATTTCCTGTGTATACAATTAATTCAGTGTCAATCAATACAGTTCCAGAAGAAGGAAAGGAACTAGAACTAGCCATCGTTAAACTAGTAACCGATGTATTAATTCCTGAAGATAAAGTAGATGTAAATTGTCCTGATAATCTTCCTCCCCATTGTCCTAGTCCCCAACCGGTAGAAGCTGTTTCTACTGCAGGTCCTACGGGATAATAATGTTGAACACGAACACCTCCGGAAGTAGTAGCACCACTTCCTGATTCGTTAGAAGGCATTAAAATAGTAATGGTGGTATCAGTTGGAATACTTTGAACAGAAAACTTTTTACTATCAAAATCAGTAGATGTAAAATTAGAATTAGTAATTGATGAAAAATTATCTAATAGAACGACATCTCCTACATTAGAAATGTTGTGGGCACTTGCAAAAGTAATAGTTATAACGGCAGATCCATTAGTGGTAGTAAAAGCACTAGTTAAAGTAGCAGTCGATTTAATAGGGTGAATATCATAAAAGATACCTCCAGAATAAATGTATAAAATTCTATTAGTTCCTAGTGCTGCATATTTAATTCCTGACGTA